GTTACCACTGGCGGATCGCAAGCCCTGCTGATTGATGGCAGCGGAAACATCACTGCCTCCGGCACCAGCACCGCTGGTAGCTTCATCCCCACCAGCAGCACGGTGCCCACCAACGGGGTTTATCTACCTGGCGCAAATAGCGTGGCTCTCGCCACTAACTCAGCTGGACGCTTATTCATTGATGCAAGCGGGAATGTTGGTGTTGGGGCTGTTTCTGCTGTTCGTTTTTCTGTAACTCAGAATCAAAGCGCTTATTCATATTTTGATTTTACAAATACTACCGCAGGCGGCGGCATTGTCTGGCGCCAGATTGTTCGCAACATTGCTGACACCGGTACTACGTCGATTGATTTTGTTAAATACCTAGCTGGCGGCTTTGGAATCGTAAATAACGACACCGATGCAGCAAACTTTACTGCATTTAAGGTTGGCGCCTCCGAGCGTGTCCGCATTACGTCAAGCGGCAGACTGGGTGTTGGAACCTCTAACCCAACTGCGTCTTTAGCTTTTGACAATTCTATTGACACAAACGGTTTTGATGTTAGCAAGATTCGCTTTTTTGACGATCTTAGCGGGAGTATAGTTGGGTTTGGAACAAGTTCAGGTCAATTAAATTATCGCGGTGCTGGTGCGCATGTTTGGTACGACGGGACAAATGAGCGGATGCGCATTGCCAGCAACGGCAAAGTGGGTATCAACAACGCAAGCCCTAGCCAGGCATTAGATGTTGTTGGCTCTTCTAGTGTTTCGGCTTCATCTTTCGCGCAATACTTCGCTATTAACGCAGTTGGGACAGGTGACGCTGTTGCCAATGGTTTATTCGCTCCTGCAGGCAACACTCTTGGTTTCTCAACAGGGGCAAGCGAACGACTCCGTATTGACTCAGCAGGTAATCTGTTGGCGGGCACTTCTCTTTCACGTACTGTAGGAGGCTTTACCCCGAGAATTCAACTTGAAGGTATAACAGACAATGGATCAACGCTTTCTATAGTACGGAACCAAGACAGCTTTGCTTTCCCTCAGCTTGTTTTTGGAAAATCTCGTGCAAACTCAAATGGAGGCGTAACTGCAGTCCAAAGCGGAGACTACTTAGGCGTTATTCGCTTTTGTGGTGCTGATGGCACCGACATGGACACGAACGGTGCATTTATTACATGTGAAGTAGACGGCACCCCCGGCGCTAACGACATGCCGGGCAGGCTTGTCTTTTCGACGACCGCCGACGGAGCGAGCAACCCGACGGAGCGGATGAGGATTAGCAGTGCTGGAATCATTACCCATAATAGCAATCAATCAAACGACTGGGCATTTACCACTAAGCATGATGGCGATAATAATGATCGCTTTGGCTTGAGCATCTGGTGCGGGAAAGATGATGCAACCGGCACAAATTACGCTGTAGAGATTGCAGACGGCGACGGAACAAACCAAGGATTTATTACCTTTACTGGCGGTACTGTTACTTATGGCGCGTTTACAGCTCATCACCCTTGCATATTGCCTGATGAAGATAACGAGTCTGGTTATTCATACGGAACTCTGCTCGAAACAGTCTCCATCGAGTACAAGCAAAAAGATGGCGTGGCAACTGAGCGAGGCATCCAATACGTAGTTCGCAAAACTCAGGCGTTCAATTCAAAGACTATTCTTGGCGCCTATGGTTCATCTATGAACAACGGTCCAACTGGCGCAACCAACCTGCACCAAGCTCTTGTGCTGGGTGACGGGCATATTCTTTGTAACGGCATCGGTGGAAATATCAAAGCAGGAGACGGTATCTGCTCATCCAATGTTGCTGGCATTGGTCAAAAAGCCACTGCCACGCCGTCCATGATTATTGGCATTGCACAAGAGGATGTCACGTTTGACGGAGATGAAACCAAACTTGTGCCAGTCCAGTACGGGCTGCAGCAGTTCACTCCTTGGGGCGAGTAGCCCTACTTTCTAGTCAACTTCTAGTTTGACTCAAGTTTGAAGTTGGCTAGACACCTTCACTAGGCGGGCAACCGGCCTACTCAACAGGTTGCACCACTCTTAGTCTTAATTCACCGGCACCTGATCATGCCTGACACCAACCCCGCACCTGGAATCGACTTCCCCTTCACTGTGTGGAAAGTCGCCAATATGGAGAGAAATCTTGATCACCTAGGAACGGTCTTCACGGTCCATTACACCGTGACGCACTTCCGTGATGGCGAGCAGGCTGGCGCCTATGGCTCCATCGGTCTCGAAGCACCTGCTGAAGGGACCGGCATCCCTTACCCCGAGTTGACCGAAGACATCGTTATTGACTGGGTTAAGGCGCACTTCGGCGACGAAAAAATCGCCGAGATTGAAGCCGCCCTTGACGCCCAAATCGAAGAAAAGCTTGCACCTAGCAAGTCCAGCGGAGTGCCTTGGTAGGCAAACAAAAAGGGCCGGTGTGGCTCGGCCCTTCTTGCAGTGATCCTGACGGGGATCTGTTCAGTTCACGCAGCTGCGAAACTTGTGAAAGGAACCCCCAAATTATAGCACATCAGTAATCCCACCGCACCCTGGGTCGTCCAGCGCGCATCCCGATGTGACAAAAGCCCCGGTACGACATTCCGTACCCCACCGAATACGGCCAGTTGTCATCGACCCACTTCTCGAAGGCCATACCATCACCCTTCAATGGGTAACAGTCCACAGCACCGCAGCCGACATTGAACAGGTGCTCACTGTTGCTCGCCCCGCCCACCGCCGCATTGACCCCGCTGGGGCGGTGCCCACTGGTGATCTTGATCGGCCCAAACTTCGCCCTGGCTTTTTCCAGGAACTGACACAGCTCAATCGCAATGTCGCACTGCCCCTGGTTCAAGAACCTCCGGGCTGGATCGTTAAGAGTCAGCTCGCCGTAAGTGAAATTCGGCGTAACCTCCTGGCTGTACGGCGCACCAGGCGTAAGTTTTCTTACATCCGGCTCTTTGGGCGACTCGCGGAACTTGAGCACCCAGCTGGCGCTTTGCGTCAGGAGGGTGGGGTCAGCCTCATTGACGAACTGCCGCAGCATTTCGATTGCTTCGACCTGCTGAGGCTCTTCCTTGAAGTAAACCCAAAAGTTCTTCCACTCCTGGGGCGTCAGCTGGATGTCTGTGATGGCCATGCAGCCTCCGCAATAACAGGGAATTGCTCTGCGAATATCAACTTAGCCGCCTGGGCGATCTCACGATGCTCCAGTTGAGTCTCATTACTGCACCGCAAATCGAGGTAATGGATCCACGATCTCAATGTCCCGCTCATGAACAGGGTGGTCGGCGTGCAGAGGGGCAGGATCCGCCGCGCACACTCCTTAGCAATCCCAGTGTTCAACATGTCCTGGTACGTCAGGTAGATGTTGCGCATCAGTATTGAGGTCTGCCAGTCGAACTGCTCAGCGATTTTGGGGTCTAGGTCATCGTGACTGGCCTGCCGATTCTTCAAATCCTGTGTCCGCCACTTGGGAACTTCAGCCGGCCCCGTCCTGGCATAACGTGTCGAGAACTCTTGGAACGAAAAGCTCCGGTGCCGCAAGATCTGAGCGGCAATGTCCCGCTCCGTCTTGATCTCTAGGCAGAGCGAGGCCATCTCGTACGGACTCCAGTGACGGTGCTCGATGAGGTATCGAAGCAAGCGAGGAGCCGTCTCGTGGTTTTCTTGATTGTCTGGATTCGAAACGCGCGCCATCTTTGCGATGAGCTTCTCTGCGTCCGGCGTAGCCCAGACAAGTGATACAGGATTAAGCATTGATGACCTGCGGGTGTAAGAAAATTTGCTGTTTGGAGCCTTTACCAGTGAAAGTCACAGCCCACGGCGGCAGCGACTTTTCCTGTGGCTGGACCGTATACCACTTGTGCTCGCAATGGGCGCAGTGGCGGCGGCGTAGCCGCTGACCGTCTTCCGTGTCTTTCGTGAAGACGACAGAACTCCTGGAGCTGCCGCACTCGGGGCAGCCGGCGGTTGAACGCTGTTTCATTTGCAGACTTCTCCGACCGACGCACCAGTCGAAAGGATCCTCAGCTTCAGCACAGCCTTGCTGTGCCGCTGCCGAATCCTTTCTCTGGACACGCCAAATGTTCTACCGATTTCCGCGAGCGTGTGCGTGCGATGCCCGCCTATCCCGTAGTACATCTTTAGGATCTCGCGATCATCCTCTGGCAGACGATCCAGCAGCAGATCCAAAGCGCCGACACCGATCGCCCATTCGAGCGACTGCATCGGGTGTTCACGCTCGTCTGGGATCATCTCGACCAGCGCAGAGCCATCATCCGAGAGGCTCCTGGCCCTCTGATCGAGACTGGTGCAGTCGTGGACATGCCGCAGATAGTCATTGACCCGATCCTTTGACACCTCCAAATACTCGGCGTACTCCTCCTGGGTCGGCATCCGCCCATGTTCTTGCTGGAACTGCGGCAGCCAGTAACGCAGCTTGTTCAGCAGATCCACCCCATTACAAGGCAGCCGAATCATCCGATCGTGATAATTGAGGTGGCGCGTAATCCCCTGCCGAATCCACCAATAGATGTATGTCGATAGTGCATAGCCCCGCTCAGGATCGAACTTCTTGATCCCATGCGCCAGGCCTATGTTCCCCTCCTGTATTACATCCAACATTTCCGTGCGCCTGGCACGTGGCATGTACTTCTTGGCGATCGACACTACGATCCGCAGGTTGCAGTTAATCAGCTTTTCGTAAGCCCGTTTACCGATCCTGGCCTGCTGGGGCGTCGGCTCCTCTGCGTCGAGCCACTCCCGAACCTGACGACTCAGCATGATCTCCTGGGTTTTGGTCAGCAGCGGGTAGCGGGCAATGGAGTTGATGTACTGACTGAGGTTGTCCATTACTTCTCGTCAGTGACGTAGACATGCGTGCCAAAGCCGTGGTCTTTTTTGACCACGGCCGCGAACATGATCGCAGACATCAAGCTGGAAAACGAGCAGGCGTCTTCTTCGATGGAGGTCAGCTGCAGCCGGGCTTCACCGTCACTGACTGGAGCGAGAACGTAGAAGCCAGGCGGGTTGTGAACACCGACACCAAAGCGCACGGATTGAAAAAATGCAGCCCGTAATGTAGCAATGTAGTCAGGCTTCCGTGGATTCTTTCGAGTCTTTTCGGTTTTTCAGTCGCCCTTCTACACGTTTGCGCACGGTTTCGCGCCAGGTCACCTCGTCCTTGGCCAAGGCCTCGTCGTAAACAGACGACGGCAGCTTGCGCTTCAGCACCTCATAAAGAGCATCACGGATCCAGGCGGTGGGCTTAACCCCTGCCTGGTCCGACAGCTGCATGACCAGGTCGGCCCGGTTGGGATCCAGCAGGATCTGGAAGTAGCTCTTATTCCCGTGCCGGGTAGCCATGCGTTGCGCTCGTGTGCTACCAATCTTAGCACTGTGCTACCAAGCGGCTGGAGCGTCAAAATCCTTACGCCACGCATTGAGCTGCGCCCGGCGCGAAGCGCCGCGTTGCTTGGCACAGCCCTTTCTGACGTAGCGGCTCCACTCCAAGAACTCAGCAGCGCGCTGAAGGTCAGCCGTGGATGCCAACCGCGTCTCCCGGCTCAAGTATTCCAGGACCAGCTGCCGCCCAGTCTTCGCCAAGAGAGTAAGCAAGGTCCATTGCTTCCCACAGGCTAGTGCAGTACACCGAGCCAGCTTGGGTTTGAAGCTTGTAGCCACCCTCGACGGTGTAGACGGCGCAATTCATCAGTGAGCCTCGGACCAGCGTTTACCGATTTGGGGCTCAGCCAGTGCCGGGATGTCACCCAACCACTTGGCTTCAGCCGCCTCCATCACTCGTTTTAGGTGCTCGGCCCACCACTGCGCATGATCCTCACGAACCAGCAACAACAGCTCGTCGTGTACTGCAGCAGCGATCTTCACCACATCCTCACCCTGGCTCTTGACCTCACCCCAGAGGTTGGCCAGCGCCACCTTGAGGATGGCCGCACCAGCCCCCTGGATCGGTGTGTTGCAACGGACGGTCAGCCGGTTCATGTCACCGGGCAGGAAGCGCCGGAAGCCGGAGATGGGAATCCGAGTTTCGGCCCACTGGTTGCCCTCGGACTTCTCAGCGTCGCGGGCATTGGCCTGTTGCCACATGCGGATTCCGGGGTACGCCGTTAGCCAATCCTCCCGGATTTTCTTGGCCTCCTCCATGGTCATGGTGATGCCAGTCGCGCCGGCGTAGTCACGAAGCCCCTTGGCACCCGAGCCGTACAGCAGGCCGAAGTTGGCGGACTTAGCCACCTGCCTCTCACACCCCAGCAGATCCGCTGTGAGTTGGTGCAGGTCCTGCCCAGCCTGGAACGCTTCGGTCATCACCGGATCTTCGGCAACAGCTGCCGCTAGGCGCAATTCCATGCCGGAGAAATCAGCATCAACTAGGAGCCAACCATCGGGAGCTTCCACACAAGAACGGAAAGCTTCATCACGTGGAATCTGCTGATTATTCGGCTTAATACAGGACATCCGCCCCGTATCTGCGCCCAACTGAAGGTAACTGGCACGAACAAAGCCATCAGCACCGAGCTTGTCTTGGATGGATTCAACCATCTGGCGGCGCTTCTCAGCCTTCTTCCAGGCCAAGTAGATTTGCACCACCTCATGGTCGGCAGCGTAGTTACGCAGCGCTGCCCTAGAGGCGCTGGGTCGTTCTGTCTTCGGATCGACCGGAGGCCGGCCCAGCAGCACCGTGAACTTATCGACTAACTGCCGCGGGCTGTTGAGATTGAAGCCAGCCAGTTGCTTGGTGCCCAGCCGCACGGAGCCAGTGGTCTTAGCCCGCAAGTTGAAGGAGCCGTCTGGATCGCGAGGCAGCTTGTGCTCTTCGGGCAGCGCCTGATCAAGCTGCCGCACGAAGTCTTTGCCCAGCTGCTCGATGTCGTACTCGTAGTCCTCCCTGACCTTCTGAAGCTTCTCGGCGTTCCAGGGCAGGCCAGTGCGCCACATCTGCGCCATGGCGGGCAACGCCTTGCACTCAATGGCAAACGCTCTGGCCAGGGCAGCCTTCGCCAACCGCTGATCCAGGACTGGATCGAGCTGGAGCAGCGTGATCACATCCTCGGCCGCATATTTCAGCTGACTGATGGACAGCTCACCGCTCCAGTCCGAGCGCTGCTCTTCTTTGTCCAGCTCCTTTTTGAGGTAGCGCTTGGCGACGGCATCGAGGCCGTGCTTCATGTTGGGCACGCCATTGTTGAGCAGGCGGCTGGCGATCATCGAGCACCGCACACGCCCCTCGACGTAAATGTCGTGCTCTTGCAGCCAGCCCAGATCAAACACAGCGTTATGCGCCAACCAAAAGCGTTGGCCATTGCTGAAGAACAAGCGGAGCTTCTTCCAACCCTCGGCATCGAGCTTGAAGCAGTCGATGATCACGATGGTCTTACGCGCCTCACAGCCAAGCTGAATGAGGCGCAGCTTCCCCTTCTCAGGTTGGAGCTGGAGCGTTTCTGTGTCGAACGCCAGAGAGACGCAAGTGTTCACAGCGTCGAGATGCTCGACGCCGAACAGAACTTTGTAGTCGGCCATGGGTGGACTCGGAATGTAGAAAGTTAAACCTGAATTACCGATCTATCGGGATCAGTTGATCTGTGCGTAGGTCTTCATGAACTCGGCAAAGCCAGGCTCCTCAGGCAGGGGGTAGCCCTCGGTCTCCCAGTCGGACTCGGAGATGCCATCGGGCGACGCCCAGCCGTACTCAGGATCAGCGTCCCAGCCAGCATCAAGCCGTGCCTGGATCGTGCGATCCTCATCGGCCATCGCGGCCTCGATCTGCGGCAGCAACTCGTAGTAGTTGGGACGTGTGGTGGACAGGAACAGGTCGTTGTGGGCCATGGATGAACCTCGTTGACGTTGGAATTGTAGCACAGGATCAGACAGTGGTGTGCCTTTTCAGGAACGCAACCAACAGGCGATGCGCTTCGCCTGCATCAGCGATGAACTGACCTTTGTAATGAAAGCCTTCCCTGTCAACACAAATGACTTCTTCTCCACGCTCGCTCAGAGTGATCTTGGAGTCAGATTTCTCGTGAGTCATACCGACACCTCAGAGATCAGACGCGCCAGGTAGAAGGTGGCCTTCCTCAGGTCTTCGAGGCCGCCCTTGTGCTGGTAGCGCCAGACGTACTTCATCTCGCTCCCCTTGAGGAAGCCGAGGAACTGCTCGTGCGGCATGGACGCCTTGATTGCGTCCAGACATTCGATGTCGCCCTGCGTGTAGTGACTGGGACGATCCACCGGATCATGGTCCGGGGTATTCGGTGAGGCTGGAACGGTCTGGGCAGGTTGGGTTTGCTGGAGAGGTATGGCACCAGTCTTCTCCCGGATAGTTGGCGGGTTCCCGATGCTCTTCTGCTGTTGCGCAGCCGACTTGCTGATGCGTTTGATAGCGGCCATGGTTTTGGGTCCAGTCGTAGAGGTTGTAGGAGAGAAGCAGCCCAAACCAGAAGTAAGGGCTGCGCAGGCTATTAAAAATCGTTCGGGTCCAGCTCCCACTCGATCGACGGGTCCTGGCAAAGGCTTTCGAGTTGTTCATCGGTCAGATCAAGAGAGTCGCCATCGACGTAAGGATCCCAGGAGAGCAGGCCGCGGCACTGCGCGGAGCCGAACTCAGGGGGATCCCAGCGAGTGGCTGGTGCGACTTGCACCATGTCAGGCACGACCGCAACGAACTCGATCCAGTCGGGGAACTTGCGGATAGCGCTGAGGAATTGAACTTGGGGCATGGGTGGCTCCGGTTGGAACTCCCATACCGTAGCACACGATCAAGGGGGATGGGGGTCAGTCCTCCAGGATTCCTTGAATCACGGGGAAGTAGTCGGGCGAGTAGCAGCTCAAGATCGTCATGTCCAGCTCGTTGGCGACTCCGACCTGAACAGCCTGTTCAAAGTCCTGCACACCCGCCGGCGAATCGTCATAGGCGAACTGCCTGACGGTCTCGGCTTTTCCATCTCTTGCGTAGGCCGTGAACCGCACGACCGCAGCGGTGTTCTCCGCGTATTCCAACTCCATGTATGTCAGCTGGACGGTTCGCATCGGCCTGGAGCGCTTAGGTGCAGTCTGCTGCTTCTGCGTCTGCTTCGCGGACAGAAGCAACAGAGACAAGCGCAGTTTCGCGGTCAGCAACCCCCAGGCAATTAACCACAGCAGCCCAACTGCTACTGCAGCGCACAAGGCAAAGATGCTCGTCGCCAGTTTCCCGATCCCGGACCACAACCCTGTAAAGATTCTGTTGATGCTCCATCTCTTGAAACCAACTGACACAATGGGTGAACGGCATTGGACCAATGCGTCCCAGCTCAGCATTTGCCCTGGAACGGATGCGTAGAGAGCTTGATGGCTGCCGGGACGTAGAGCAACTGCGTTGTATCGCATTGCAGGCCATCCAGCTGTATCAGCACCAGCAGGAGGTTGTTGCCGAGATGGCCAAGCAAGGCTGGCTCAAACCTTGACGGTTGCGAGTTTGTTGAAGAGAAAGGCGACAAGTCCCTCGAATTGCCGCCGATCCATTCCACCGCCCACAAAAGAATAGGCGTCCCTCACGAGTTGGTTGTAGCCCTGGGCATCGAGCTTGGTAGCTGGTGCGGCCTCACTGATGCACTTGCGGATCACTTCAGAGCGGCTGACGTTATGAACGGCAGCTTGAGCATCGAGCGCGGCGATGGTCGGTTCTTCGAGACGGAGCTTGATCTCGCGCACTACATAAAATGTTTTAGGTACACACCATACTAGCACACTATTGTGGCTTACGAACCAGCCTGGCGCGTCGAGGATGAGCGTCGTATCGAGTGGATTGAAAAGCTGTACCGGCTGGATGGCCGCCACCACGACAGCCACCCAAAGCACGCCATCTACACCGGGCTAGTGGAGAAGTACGGGCCT